TTTGTTTTTATTTCTTGCTTTTTTGCTTCATCAAATAAGATGTGAAATCTTATAACTTCTACTGCTAAATGTACACCCCGACATACTTCAAATAGTTCTAAATCTTCGTAATGCTTTATAACCTCACGTAGTTCTTCTAAACTCATTCCTTGTTCGTATTCGTATATTGCAAGGTTGTAATGCTCAGCAGTAATTTCTTTCATTAAAATAATTTCTGTTGTGCTACGTGGTTTTCTATTCGTTTCATTGCTTTGTCAAAATATTCTTTGTCTAATTCGCAGGCCGTTAAATCAAATCCGTAATCGTGGCAGGCTATTGCTATTGAACCTGAACCTAAATGCGTATCTAATATTTTATCGTTTTCTTTGGCGTAATTTTCTAAAAGCCATTTATATAATTTAGTAGGTTTTTGTGTTGGGTGTATGCTTCCACCTTGCTGTGCTATTAAACCTCTATTGATATTTACTTGCCTTGTAGCTTTTTGAAAACTACTATATGCAATTTCTCCATCACTCATACTTAAACCTTCTTGACCTTTATACCAAAATATCCAACCCATTGTTCCTTTTGTTAAATGCTCTACAAAATAATTAGCACCCCATATAATTTGGTTTTTAGATACTCTTAATAATTCATTAAAATATTCTGAAGTAGGTATTTCATTATCCCATTCTTTTTTTTTATGTAATTTTCTTTTGTGTTTTTGATTCTTTGTAAAAGTTTCTGTTTGTCCACCTCTTTCAATTCCGTAAGGTGGGTCAACTATTGCCAAATCAAAATACTTGTCAGGGTATCGAGCCATTAAGGCCATATTATCTTCGTTTGTTATTGTTAGCATATCTTATAAAATCCCACGTAATACATACTGATTCAAATCTACATCACTACCTGAGCCAAAAAAGTATTTATAGTTACTAATTCCCTGCTCTAACTTTTCTTTGCCTCTTTGGTAAAATTCATCTGAACATTCAAATATACCAATATCTAAACTTCCTTTGTCAATACACACAAAAACAAATTCATCTACACCAAACATTTCACGATATAAATAAGCCTGTAAATCGTAACTGTATTTATCTGCTGAATATCTAAACTCATTTAAGCCTGTAGTAGTTTTTAAATCTACTATCATATTGTCTTTTAATATATCTGCTTTTGCTCTAAATGGTAAACCGTCTATCATTGCTATTTCAGGTACTTCAAATTCTGCTTTAGACATATAATGTACTGCTTCATCGTTCTTTAAAATTGCATCAGCTAAACGTTCAGCATCTTTTATTTCTTTTGTAGTGTATACTTCTTTGCCTTCTGCTTTTGCTTCTTTGTAAACTTTATTAGCTTTTGTTGCTACATCTACTATTACAAGTTCATCTATCTTATGTGGTTCTAATATCAATGTGTGAAACAGTTTACCATCACGTAAAGGCTGCGTTTCTGATTGGCCATACTTTGTTACGTACTTGTATGTTTTAGGCGATTTAAGAACCATTTTTAATGTAGAAGATGATAATGCTTGTTTTCCTAAATAACCATAGTAAAAGTCATCACTGTACATATTATCTAAAATTTCTTTTTTGTCCCAAATCTTGTTGTCTAAAGTTGTAATCATTTTATCTAATGTTTAATTGGTTTAAATTGTCCATTGTTTCTTCGTAGTTCAATACTTGTTTAATTTCTTCAAAGTAGGCATATTCTATTTGCCATAAAGATTCTAAAGAAGTTGTAATTTTAGTTAGCTTGTTATAACTCCAAGTGTCATTTGTAGTACTTGCTAAATCAGTTAGCAATTGTAGTTCTTGTAAAATTTCTGTCTTAGTCATTGTTTTGTTCTTTTAGTTTGTTTAGTAATTCTTTTGCTTCTTGTTTTAATCTGTATTCTATTTCAAATATAGTTTCTCTTTTTGGTAAAGGATTTTTTGAGTATGCCATTTTTATTATCTGTATAAATTAGATTGATTAATTACAAATAATTCTTTTGTGTCTTTACATTGAACTAAAATAAAATCTGTGTTTTCTATTCTACCCATAAAAGTATAAAAACCTGTAATGCTATTAGAACCGTCAACTGTTTCTACATTTTGTAATTTTAAAGTTTCGAATTGTAAATCGTAATTTCTCATAATATTTGTTTTTAAAATTGTTATTTGTTCTTGTTATCTGAGTACAAATATACACCTATTTTTCAGTTATAAACAAGTTATTATAATTTTAACAAAACTTTAACATTTACTGTTCACTTTTATTCTGTGTTTACGTTTACGTGAACAAACTATTTAAACGAACAAAGGTAGCTAATTGCTACCCTTATTTCTTAATTCCTGTTGTACTGCTCTAATCTTATCATTTAGCTTTTCATTATTATTACCTTTTAAATATAGTTGTTCTCTTTTCTTAAGTAGCTGCGTTAATCTAAATTCTAACTCTAATGTTTTAAATTCTATTTGTTCAGTTCTATCCATTTTGCTTGTTCTTTTCTTACGTGTGTTAGTTCTCTTTCTAAATAATCTATTGCTTTTTCTAAATCTTTTATTTGGTTATCTTTCTTTCTTGCACGTGCTACATATTTAATCACGTTACCTTCATTAAAGTTTAAATCATAATCTTTTACAAAATCTATTACATCGTAATTCTTTTCGTTGTGGTAATGGTTAGGTTTCATTTTTTAAATCTTTTTGAGTGTTGTGTGTAAAGTTCCATAATCTTTTTATCTGCTTCGTATTGGCTAAATTCTTTTCTTACATTGTTTTCTTCTAAATAAATTACCCTGTGTAAATCGTTTAAACTGTATTTACTAATCCAATACTTATTATTATCGGTAGGCACAATTACATAAGCTAAATTATTTTGGTGGCAAATGCGCATATCATTTAATTCTTGGTGTGCAGGGTAGTATTTAACTTCTTTTTTTTTAACCATCAATCCTTAAAAATTCTGCCTGTGCATATTCAGCAAACCATTCTTTATTTTCTTTGTATTTATCAATTACTGCATTTATCATTACTATTTCATCTATAGTGCAAGTTTGCAGTTTTGTAATTACATCATCTATTGCGTTTAAAATGTTTGTAGTCATTTCTGCATCAGTTTTGTAAATCGTTGCATACTCAGTTCTAACAATTTCTTCTAAATCTTTATTTAAAGAGTTAATTTTGTGTTTAATCTGCTGCTTGTATTGCTTTGTAAAATACAAATTTTCGTTTGATTCAAGTAATAACTGCGATAGTAATACTGATTTTAAATATTCTAATTGTATTGGATTATCTTTCATAATTTTTATAATTTGTTATTTCTATTACAGGTATCAATACTGCTAAAGATGTGTTATTATCACCCATAGCTTTAATCTTACCCATTTCAAAGTATTTATTAAATATTGTTTTTAAACGATTAGTTTCTATAATTAAAATTATATCATCTTCAAATTTTCCTGAAAATATAAAAACCCAATATTCGGCTAAACTCTTATTTATTCCTGAAGGTTTACCCCTACTTTCATATTCTATTGCAATATTACCAGTACGATATATCCAATTATCACGTTTAACTTCAATTGTTTTATCAGTAAATATACTTCCAAGAAGTTCCTCACCTACTTGACCAAACTTTAAATCATACTTAAAATCGTTGTTAAATTTCATCTAATTGGTATTCGTTATATACTTTTTTAATTTCAGCTATTCTATCCCTCCAACAAGAAGCACAGTTTGAATTTTCTATTTTTTTATTAAAAATTCTATAATAAATATCTATTAACTTGTACTGCTGATTAACTGTTAATTGGTCTTTTAATACTGCAAATAAATTAGTCAAATAATTATAATCTTCTTCTACCAAACAATTTGGTTTGTGATAAGAAAATAATTTGTTTAATACTTCTTTTCGTTTATCACACCCACAATCTACTCCTGTAGCTTTGCTAAACTTTTCTACTACTGTTTTAATTCCTGTTGCTTCTGTGATTTGTTCTATTGTATCACCTAATCCTGTTGCTTTTTTTCTACGTGCCATAATTTTTAGTTTTAGTAAATTCCGTTATAATCGTTATTAATATAATCCTGATAATCTTTATTAAATTTAGTGTTTAAAATTTCTTTATAGTTTTTGATTGAATTAAAAATTGATATTAAACTTATGTTTGTTTCTTTTGCAATATCACGCATACTCATATCTGAATCTCTATAAAGTTTAAATAGCTTTTCATCGTACCAATGCCAATTTTTTATTTCTTCATCTATTAGCAAACAAATATCATTGTAAGCATTGTGTTCGTCTAAATTAGAATCATCAAACAAGGTAAACTGTTCATCTATAGAAACTTTATTTACTTTCATTTTTTTGTTATAGTATTGAAAGAATAAACTTTTTAAAGTAAAGAACACATAACCTTTCCTGACATTGCCTGAAGCGTCTATAATCTTTGTAGCATCTGCATACTTGTACAAAGCTATGTACGTTTCTTGTACAATATCTTCAGCGTAGTCATATTCACCAAACGAATTAATTATCTTAATCCATTCTTTGTGATGTTGCGCTACTTGGTTGAGCCATTTGTTGTCCATACGAAAGAAAATGAAATTACAAATAAAAGCACTTGTATAGTATGTTCTACTTCATCTTCAAAATCATCATCATTATATAATGCACCAAGCATTACACCTTTAATTGGAGTTATAATAATTTCGCAGTCCACAAACTGAAATACTATTAAACACAAAGCACAAAAAATAATTAAAGCTACTATCATAATTTCTCTATTGTTTTTTTAATATCTAAGTAATAATCTTTAGCGTTATTATCATAATCTCTTAATTCAGTTAATACATCATTTATAGCTATTAAAGCGCATTGTTTGGCATATTTAAAACTTATTAAAATCAACTCAAATGGTTCTAAATCTATTTTTAATATTTGATTTGTGCTAATTGGTATATAAAATTTATTTATATATTTTGTAGCTTCTTTTTTTAAAAATTCTTCGTGTGGTGTCATTTTAAAACATTTTAGCGGTTATACGTGCTTCTTTTCGTTCACGTTGTATCGGTTTTATTTGAAAGTTTACAGTTATATCTGTTAATGTTTCATCTTTATCTTGTAATCCATTCATTAAATCTTCAAGCGCAATATAATCAAATTTAGATTCCAATGCACATAATCGTTGAATTAAACTTAAACTCGTTTGTATGCTTCTAAAATAGTGCAGTAGTTCGTTGTTATCACACCAATGTAATTCCATACGTGCTGCTTCGTTTTGTAATTCTTGAATCTTATTTTTTAGTGTTATCATTTTAAAAAACTCCTTTTAATACATCGTATAAATTACCTTCTACTTGTGGTAAACCTGCTTTGTTTACTTTAAAGCTAAAGTTTTCAAAACTTGTGTTTCTGCTTCTTTTACACGATACGGTTACTAATTCTTTATTGACTGTGTTTAATTCTAATTGAATCTGTGTTTCTGCCTTCTTTTCTAATGCTGAACCTAAATGCCCTGTTGGTTTATCAGTTCCAAAGTTTGAGTGAATAACAGTAACTATGTGGCAATGTAATTCCTTTGTCCATTTCATTAGTTTTTGAACTACTAAATTACTTTCTTCAATATTGTTTACATCTGAACATAAATCTGCAATACCATCTATAATTACTAAACCTATTTCTTTGCCTTCTAACTTTTCATACAAGCAATATTCTATAAAATCAATTCTACATTTTGCGCTTAATTGCCTTAATGCGTAAGTGTGGTAGTTTTCTATTTTATTGCCTGACATTTCCATAGGTCTTTTAAAAACTAAAGAAGCGTGAAAATTGCCTTGTTCGGTATCAAAATGAATTAAATGTTTACCTTGTCTATTGCCTTTTAAATCACCTGAGATTCCGTTTATTTCATCGTTTAAATATACTGCTGATAGTAAACTAATAAAAAATGTTTTTTTACTTTTAGGTGGTGCTTGTACAAAGCTAAAGTTACCATAAGTTCCTACAGGTATAGGATATTCAATTACACCATCTTTTGTTTCAAATTGTTTAGTTCCAAATGAAATAGCAGGTAAAGGATATTCTATTT